CACACTACACACAGTCTCAATCAGACGCCCGATATGCTCAACTAAGTGGAGCTACTTTTACTGGTGACATAGACATGGGATCAAACGATATTACCACTACTGGTAAGATGTTGTTCTCGAATGTCTACTCTCAATTATCAGACCTTCCAAGCGCAAGTACATACCATGGCGGCTTTGTGCATGTCCATGCAACTCAAAAAGCTTATTTTGCACATGGTGGAAACTGGGTTCCTCTAGTCAACGAAGACGGTTCTGGTGGTGTCAAACTTGGTGACAACTGGACTGTAACCGAAAGCGGTGGCTCCCTGTATTTTGCTTCAGGCGGCACAAACAAAATGAAACTAGATGCATCTGGCAACTTAGACGTTGTCGGCTCAGTAAACTCTAACGCAACAATCACCTAGTAAGGATACGAAGATGGCGATAAAAGTTGGCGGCACAGAAGTTGTAAGCAACAGTCGTGAATTAAAAAATATAGCAAGTATAGATAGTGGAACAGTTACCGCATTTAACTCTGCGCTTAATACTGATCCGACTAAAGGAACTCTTACAAAGACGTTTGCTCAAAACGAAACGGCTGAGATTACGTTATCATCAAGCATAACGTCTGGTTGCCCAGTAGTCTCAGCTACCAAAGAAGTGCCACAGCAAGGCATATCAACGAAGGGTAACTGGGATGTAAACTCTACAGCATCGAACTACGACTTCCACAATACGGCTGCTAATGTAACGCTTACGCCTAGTACTGTTACAACTGGCACTGCCTACGGTACAACACCTGCTTCTGGTACAAGTTCAACCAATAAAAGTTTCTCAGGCGTTAGTGATATTAGAGGTATAAATTTTAGGTCTAACGGAACTAGATTAATTATTCTTCAGCAATCAAATGCAGAAATGTTAGCATATGACCTATCTACCGCATGGGATATTACAAGCGCAGGGAGTGCGGTAGCCTCCAGAAATCATAATACTGTGATGAGTGGCGGTTCAGCATTAGGAATGACATGGAAGCCAGATGGACTAAGAGCATATGTTCCTAGTTTTGGCGCTAATGCTATAAAAGAATTTGTATATACAACCGCTTGGGATCCATCTTCTTATAGTGCTAACTATACATACAGTTTTGGCAGTACGGATTTTATTGACATAGCTTGGGGTAGTAATGGGTATAAATTATATTTAATTAAATATCTAGCAGGTACTGTCCATCAATTTACTTGTTCTACTGCATATGATTTAAGTACGGCAGGTTCTGAGGTTTCATATAATCCATCAAGCGGTGGCGGTGACTTTATGAGTGTCGAGTTAGCGCATGATGGTAGTGCTATTTACATAGGAACACACAATACTTCTTATCATATTATTAAAGTAAGTATGAGTACTGCATATGATTTAAGCACTGCAAGTGACAGCATTCACTTAACTACACAGTCAGGACATAACAACTTTGGATTAATTAAATTTGAAGATAGTGGTAATAGATATTACTGGAATGATTATAGCAGTGGAACACTAAATTATGTTCAAGCTGCTACTTCAGCCGCAGGTCTTGTTCTAGGCAGTGGCTCATTTGCCTCAACAGACGTAGGCAAACGCATCGTAGGAAATGGCGGTGATGTAGTTCTTACCTCTACTAGCGGTGCATACAGTACAACAGGCGGCTCTGCATTCACAGATAACTCTACGATAGCGGCAGGGTCTTGGTCTATGTCTGGGCTAAAAAGCGCAGGTGATGCTGATGGTATTACTATGCCCTTTGTTACTCAAATAGGGTCTGGTTTTAATACAACGGCTGCTTTAGAGAATACTACACCTAGTTCTGTAAACAGTAGTTATTTAGGAAGCATATTAGATTGTTGCGTTTCTAAAGATGGCAATTATTTATATACAATAAATCAAGCTTCTAACGCAATGATTAGACAATTTACTATGTCTACTCCTTATGACTTATCAACAGCAAGTTATACAAGACAAATTCAGAGTGGTGTAAATGCTAGTAACACTGGAATAAGTATGAATAATGACGGTACAAAAATGTACGTCACATATAACCAAAGCTCTAATAGTTATTTAAAAACTTATGCTCTTAGTACAGCATATGACATAAGCACAATGACCAACACAAACAACAATGTTATTCCTGTTGGTCAAAATGATGGGCAGAACAGCCAAGCATATGGAGGAAAATTAAAATGGAACAATGATGGGTCAAAGGCGTACTATCAGCCTTATGCTGCTTGGAGTGGTGCGCCTAATACAATTGGAGCAAGTCACCCTGCTGGAAATTACAATCCTAGTGGTGTTGTGTATCAATATAATCTTAGCACTCCTTTTGATTGGGCAGGGTCAAACCCATCAGTTAATGCTACTGTAAGAGTACCTCATAAGGGAGACTCTTATGCTGCGTCTGTAGTTTCATCCGATGGTAATTGGCTTATAAATGTTAGATATAATACTACTTTTATGTTTGTTTATCCACTAACAACGCCATACGATATTTCAACACAAAATATAGCAGGTGAAATATTTATTGATACACAAGCTAGAAATAGCTCTGGCCTTAATTCCCAAGGTGGTATTGGTTTAGATCATGTAAATGGTATTTTGTATAATGTGTCATATGGGCAATCGAGAGTAGATGCCAATAAATATGCAACAAATGAGTCTACCTTAACACCCACACAACAATATAACGTAGCCGTAACCAACTCTGGTGGGCAGATAGACAGTCAGTATTTTACAGACATCAACAGCATGACAGCCACACAAAGCGCAGGGTCAGGTACAGTAAACTACGCAGTCTCAACTGATGGTCGAACAACTTGGTCTGTAGCAAAAGGTACTGATGGTGTCAGGCCGATTGTGCGGAATAACAGTGGTACATGGCAGTATAATAATAATGGTGGAACAACTTCTCTAAACTCTAATATTAGTAGTGCTACTTACTCTAACAGTAGTTTTGATTTTAGCAGTCAAACAGGCTCTGCATTAGGCGTTACTTTTAAGCCTGATGGAACTCGAATGTATGTGACAAGCGCACAATATGCTTATCAGTATAACTTATCAACAGCATTTGATTTATCAACTGCAACATACTCTAATTACAATCTAAGTCTTTCACCTGAATCCACATCAGAATCACTTTTTTTCAAGCCTGATGGTACTCAAGCATGGTTTGTTGGTAGAAGTTACGATCAAGTAAGATTAATCAACTTATCTACTGCTTGGGAACTAAACACTGCTACAGTTTCAAATACTGATTATGATGTTAGTGCAAGAGAAGGTAATCCAACAGGTTTGTGGTTTAAACCTGATGGTACAAAAATGTACATTGTTGGTACGCAGAATGATAAAGTAATTGAGTATACACTAAGCACTGCATGGGATGTAACAACCGCATCTTATGCTACAGAGTTTAGTGTGGCATCTCAAGACGGTGCGCCAAGTGGTATCGCATTTAATAGTTTAGGTACAAAAATGTATGTTAGTGGAGAGCTAAACATAAGTGTTTTTGAGTATAATCTATCTACTGCTTGGGATGTTAGCACTGCAACCTATTCTAATTATTCATTAGCTGTAAATTCAAACGGTAGTAATTTGCAAAGTGTGTTTATAGGAAATAATGATGCAACAATATACACAGTAATGAACTCTAATTCTAAAATTTTTCAGTATTCAAATGCTTCAAACGCATACAGTACATCAGCAACATGGGTAGACGGTACAACCAACGATGAACTCTATACTCTACAACAAGCATTAGGCGCACAGTCTCATAACCGCATGGATAAGACGCAACTAGACGCTGTTGCAGATGCCAATCATTTCACATTAGGTACTACTTTAGACCTGATGATTGCGCTACGCCAAGATACGGCTAATGCCTCTTCATTGCCAAAATCTGATGGTGTAACATTAAACTATGATGGGGCTGTTTTAAATGAGGGCGCAGTCTTGGGTACTGACTATGACTTCTTTCACCCTGCCGCCAATAAAGTGCAGATCAAAAGTCTAGCTGCACAGAACCTCAAAGTAAGAGTTGTTTAATTAAAATTTAAGGAGACATTAAATGTCTAGAGCTAGGGATTTAGCTGACTTTATATCCAGTGGAACTACGCCCAGTGGCATCCTAGCTGATGGTGCAATAGCTGTCGGTGAAATAACTGGCGTAACAGTATCGGCAACTGAAATAAACCGACTAGCAGGTGTTACTTCAGATGTTCAAACTCAGATTAACACCAAGGCGGCTACTTCTAGTCTAGCGGCTGTAGCAACTAGTGGGGCAGCATCTGATGTCACTGGATTACACGCAGTAGCAACTTCTGGTGCTTACTCAGATGTAACTGGAACTCCAACCCTAGGAACAGCGGCTGCATTAAATGTAGGCACTGGGGCAAACAACATTCCACAACTAGATTCTAACGGAAAACTTGGAGCAATAGATGGCTCGCAACTTACTGGCGTAAGCGCATTTTCTTTCGCCTCAACACTGGCGTTTGAATAGGAGATAAGAAATGGCAGACACACTCGAAAGTATTTTTCTTAATACATCATTAGGAGGCACAGAGCTTGACGATGGTGAGCATACATTAGTAACAACAAACTCTACCACAAGTTTTGTTATCAAAGATATGCACGTTAATGGCACATCTCTTTTAACAAATACGCATTTAGAACTTAATGGTTTTAATGTTAGTGGTATTACATCTAATGCAACAGGCAGTTTAATAATACCGCCAAGCTCTACGCTAAAATTAAAATCAACAGATTATCCGTTTACTTTTGTTGAAAATATGACGTGGGTAAACAATGGTTCTTCTGGAATGTTTCGGATAGATTATCAGGACACTCAAGGTAATGTAACAGGAACCCCTATTGAAAATTATGGTTCAAGTCATTTAAGTGACAATGGCGATATAACTGATGCTATGTATTATACAAGTAATGTTGGCGGTGCAGAAACTTACATAGTCTATACAACAAACGACACTAATAGCCAACAAAGAGCGTATTCTTGGCGATTAAGTGATGATCATGTTTTATCTATTCGTAACGAAAGTTATAGACCTTTTGGTGTGTACAAAAATTATTGTTATTATATGGAGGGTCAGTCTTTTAGAGAACTCAATTTAACAACAAATCCAACTGGCCCAAGTTTTAGTGTTTTTTCTAATAACTCTCAATATAATTCTGGTAATAATAACTATAGCCCATTTACTCAATCGTCTTATCCAAGAGCAAGAGCTTCTCATGGATTTTATTGGTATATAGTAAATAGTTCTTACAACAATAGTATTTATGGAATTAAACTCGAAGGCTCTAATAAAGGCGCATGGATTAAGTTTACTTTTCCTAACAATATGTCATTAAGCTCTGCCAGAAACTTTTGCTTTTCGCCTGATGAAGCTACCAATACATTATATTGTTATCGTATGGATAATAGTTCAACTGTTTATAAACATACTTTTTCTAATTGGACTACTATTCAAGCAACAAATCAAAGCTCATTAAAAGATTATACTCCTGTTACTAATGAGCAACTCAGTCTTGGTACAAGCGTAAGAAATAATAATATGTCATCAAATACTTTTCAGCCTTTATTAAATGGTGGCTTTTCTTATCATAGTTCTAACTCTGAATTAATAGAGATAAACAAAGCAGGACAAGTAGCTAACACTACTGCTGCAGCCGCGTTTACTTTTGATGGTAATACTTTTTCCTCACCTAATAATGCTTTGTGGAAAAAACAAACCCGTTTATCTGCCTCTGAGGCTACAGCATTAAGTCTTTCTGCACCAACATTCGGGCTGCAATTGCTTGGTGTAAGGTCAACGGTATAGGAGAATAACATGGGGTTATCGTCAGGAAATTCACTTGCCTCTATAGCCGAGGGTGGTGGTGGTTCAAGTGGTCTTACAACTTCACAAGTAAATACTATTATTCAAGCACAAAGTGAATATGAATTTATTACAAAAGTTCAAAGCACTGGTAATGTCAGTGAATATTTAGTTACAGCAGGAATAGATCATACAAAGTATGAAAGGCATAAGTATATTATTAGACATGCTCAGTGGTATGGTAATAATTATTTAAGTTGGCATTTGTTAAAAGCTAATGGAACGGATAGATGGAATGATGGCGGTGCTTGGCGAAGCAGAAACAATGTTCAAAGCGCATCATCAGTAAGTAGCATACAAAACAGTTCATATTTATATTTTGACGGTCAACAGAGAAACTCAAATTTTAATGCAACTTTTGAAATAGAACTCATAGACAACAAAATCCAAAGTCAAGGCACAGGCGATTATTATATAACTGCTTACACTCGCACAAGCATGGGTTATCAGGGTGGTTATTGGAATATGTATAGTGATGGAAACGCTTATTTTAGAAATCCAAATGGTGATGAATACGGTGGCATATCTTTAAGACAAGAATTAAAAGATGTTACAGTATTAATTTTTGGAATGAGGAGAAGATAATGCCACATTACATAGGAATTAATAATAGTCTTGTTGAAATTTCTGATGAAGAATATGCAGAACGACAAGCAGAAAGTCTTGCTGCTGAAACAGCAATGCTTAATGAACAAAATAGAATTATTCGCAATGAATTACTTACTGCGTCTGATTGGACACAGGGGAACGACAGCCCACTAACAGATGAAGCCAAGACTTCTTGGGCTACCTATCGATCCTCACTGAGGTCGCTCCCAGAGCATGAAAACTGGCCCAATTTAGAAGAGGAAGATTGGCCCACAAAACCATCATAAAGGCTTGCAAAGTACTGTTATAACTGTTATACTCAATTCTAGATTTACTCAACAAAATCAAGGTACTTATGACAGTAGAAACCCCTGAGTTTCGGACTGTCTTACTCTCTCCGAATGAAGTCCTAAAAGTCTGGCATTTAATAGAAGCCGACATAGAAAAAGCCCTAACACACGGCATTAATGAAATACCAATCTTGGAACTGTGTAAGCAAGCACTCAGCAACAAGATCTTCATCTTCATCACACTCGACAGAGACAACAAGATAGTCTGCACAACCACATTAAGATTTTTACATTATGGTCAGGTAAAGACCTGCCAGATAATAACAAACACCACCAACGGAATACCTCTAAAACAGGTCGAGCATGATCATACGGTGTTTGAAGATTTTGCCAAAGCAAACGGTTGCTCACACATGCAAGTCTGGGGGCGCAAAGGTTGGCAAAGAAGATTAAAGAGCCTGAGTTCAAGACAAGGCAACAAATACAAACCATTATATTACGTTTTCGACATGGAGATCTAAGATGACCTTATACAACCCATTTATGCCTTGGTTGAACCCTCGAAGTAGTGGGTTAATTGCATTTAAAGGCGGTGGCGGTGGAGCATCAACTGAAGAAGTTCAATCGATTGTGGATGAAGGAACAGCGGAAGTAACTGGTGCTATTAATCAAGCAGGTGGAATACTTGGTACAGCCTCTGAGACAGGTACTACTACAGGTAACACCGTTGATTTCACTACTCCTATAGTAACAGATGAAGATGGTAATGTTATCAGTGGTGGTGAAACGGTTACCGCAGGTGGACAGACTGTAGGAGTAACAGGCACTATTAAAGGCGATACTGAGCAAATTATTGGTGGTCAGTCTACAACCCAAGACCTAATCAACCAACGCTTCGATAGTTTTGGGGGCGGTGGATCTACCACAAATATTGTTAATGAAATTGATACCAGTGATTTGGCAAAGGTAGATCAGGTAAACCAAGGCTTCGCTACTTCGGTTGCTAATCAGGATACTATAATTGGTAACCAGGGGTCTATCCTTGGTGGTCAAACAAATTTGGCTGCAGGTCAAACTGACATTCTTGGTAACCAAGCTACCATGCAAACTGGCATTGATAGTGCAAACACTGCGCTAACTGGTCTTGGTAGTGCAGTAGGTGACGTACAGACAGGTGTCGATACAGCAAATACTAATATAATGAACTTAGGGGCTGATGTTAATCAGGGTTTTGCTGACCAACAAACCCAAGTAGCAGACATGCAGAAAGCAGTTCTAAGCGGTCAGGTTTCTATGACTGATGTTCTCAACGCAATGAGGGATGAACAAACTACTCAGTATGGAGATTTAGCTGCTAATCAGGCTACAATCACAAGTAATATAGGTGGAGTGCAAACTGGTCTCGATACACTAAGAACCGATCAGCAAAAGGCAAATACCTTAGCAGATCAACAACGTGCAGAATTATCAAAGACAGTCACTGGTGGTTTTGAAGCAGTCACTGAAAATCAAGCGGAACAGCAAAATCAGGCTGCTAGGAATGCAAACGTATCAGCCTCTAATCAGGCAGCAATCCAACGACAAGCTGCACCAAATACCTTAGCTACATTTGCTACTACTGCAAAAGAGTTAGCTAGTGGTCAGGCTGCTAGTGGGGAAGCTACCCCTCAACAGACAGACTTCTTAAATAGGTTAGCTACTATTAAACAAATACTCGCAACGCAGGGTAATAACTTAGATGAAAGCATTCGCGCAGAGTATGCTACGGTAGCTAACGCATTTAATGATAATGGTACGCTTATAGCAGCGTCTATTGATGTAAATGGTAACCAAGTAAGACGAGGCATGGATAATGCCGACATGCTAATAACCAATACCTATAATAGGCAAGGTGCTTTAGCTAATCAGAAGAAAAGTGATCTAAATCAGCTAATGGCGGCATTAGATACTATGGGCTATAGGCAGGTAGGAAGTCGGTCTGGCAATCTATCAGCTAATAACATGGGCTTAATGTCACCGCAAAATAACCAACCATTCATTCAGCAAAATTAAATTAAGGAGCATTTTATGCACCCTGTTAAAATTTCAGATGATGGTATCAAACTAGTACAAAAGTTCGAAGGGCTACACAGAGTACAGCCAGATGGTATGGTAGCCAGTTATAGATGTCCTGCAGGAAAGTGGACTTGTGGTTGGGGCGCGACCAAAGGTGTTCGATCTGGTACTAAGTGGACTAAAGAATACTGCGAGATGCGTCTTATCGAAGACTTAGCCGAGCATGGTAAAGCTGTTAAGAAGTACGTCCAAGTACCTCTAACTCAAGGACAATTCGATGCGCTTACCTCATTTGTATTCAACTTAGGTGAAGGTAACTTCCGTAGCTCAACCCTACTAAAAAAGCTCAACAAAGGTCTGTACGATGACGTACCCGAACAGATTATGCGGTGGAATAAAGCTAGAGTAGATGGAAAACTTACTCCACTAAAAGGTCTAACCAGACGTAGGGCTGCAGAAGCTGCAATCTTTTCTAGAGATGCTGCTATGCCATCTGATGAAGGTGGTCCTGATATGGTTCAGAAACCTACTGCAGAAGCACCCAAGTCATTAGCTAAGAGTAAAACTATGGCAGGTGTAGGTATTGCAGGTACTGCTACAGCAATGAATGAGATGGCAGGTCAACTACAGGGGCTAGTTGCCTATGCCGATAGTCTAAAAACCATCTTCTTAATATGTGCGATTGGTGGCATTGCCTTAGCTGCCTACGCTCGATGGAAAGACAATAAAGAGGGCATCCACTAGTGTTTATTTTTAGTAAGATCAAAACTTACATTATTGGAGCTTTAGCGGTGGCTATCCCTATCATTTACGTCATGGGTAAGGTCGTGGGAGCCAATAAAGAAAAGAATAAAATACTTAAAGACGATCTCCAAGCCTCTAAAAAAAAGACAGACTTTTATAAGAAAATGGCAGAGCATGAAAAAGATAGTATTACTGATCGCAAGTCTCTCACTGATAGGCTGCGCGGAAACGGTTTATAGAACCGATTTAGAAATCTATTGCCCACCAATAGAAAATTACTCTGAGGATTTTAACGAGACATTAGCTGCAGAGCTTGATGTCTTAGATAAAGCTTATGAAGCAATCCCTGAAGTAGTTACTGATTATATACTACTGCGTGATCGCATTCGCCAGTGCAATGCTGAGAAGGAAAAACTATAATGGCATGGGATTCTGATAATAGTTTAATTGAAAATCTGGCTAATTTGGTTACACCAAATGATGGGGCTAGTTATCAAGGCGGTGTTTTAACTTACGACTCTGGATCTAATGAAGGTACTGCAGTTCCTAGTAGTGATATCGGGAGTGGTGGTACATATAGTGGCATAGCTAATACTGCTAGTAATGATAGCGGTGGTAGTTCCGCAACTGGTTCTGCACCACAGACAAGTGGGATTATGTCTTGGTTAAATCCTGTAAATATAATAGGTAATCTAGCAGGATGGGCTAACGACTTAGATCCAGAAAACGATGCAAGTACTAATATAAATGGCAGGGAATATTACACCAATGTAAATGGAATGGTGTATACATACAACGCATTAGGTCTTCCATATGAAGTTGTTCAAAACGACCAAGGTAACTTCGTAGATAAACTATCTGTCGTAGATCCTAAAACAGGGTTAACTGGATATCAGCAACTAGCCCAAGACCTAAAAGACAAGGGTGACGATGAAGGTGCAGCTAAAGTCTTACAAGAAGCGGAACAGAATGCTGATAATGTAGAACCAGAAAAGTCTGTCACTGAACAAGTTCTAGAGTGGGCTAAGTCTGCAGGTATAGACACAGCAGGTATGCAAGCAATTGTAGATGACCCTAATAAGTTTCTAGCAGACAGAAACATGAAGCTTGAGGATGTCGTACCTACCCTTAACGCCAACGCTACTGGAACTAACATTCTAGGTAGTGATCCTAAATACCAGATGGATGTTGATGGTCTTAATCAAACAGCAACGCAAGTTACTAATGTAGCTACTGTAGATGCGGTTACGACAGATGCATCAGATGTATCAACCTACACTCCCGAAACAATATCAGAGAAGATGGCAGATGGTTCATTCGACATGACCGCTGCTACTGGAACTATTGATGATGATAACCTCGTAGATGCCTCTGCTATAGAGACTGATATGACAGGAGCCGCTACTGGTAGAAACGAAGACGGTACGGTTAATCAAGTTGGTGTTGCAGTCAACGAGTATGCCACACAAAAGTTTAGCTCCATCATCGATACCAGTACTGTATCAGGTAAAAACCTTGCGAAAGCACTAGGAGAAGGCAACTACTTAGATGAGAAAGCTACAATTGCAGGTCAGATGAAAATCATCTCCGAGCAATTTGTAAATGATCAGGGTCAAGCCGTTATACCTAAGTGGGCGCAGAAGATTGCCAGAAGTGTATCCCAGACTATGGCTTACGATGGTATTACTGGATCAGCCCAGACCTCTGCGATGGCTACAGCTATTATGGAAGCCACACTGGGAATAGCAGAGAAAGAGTCTGCATTCTTCCAATCACTTACGATTAAAAATTTAGATAACAGACAGCAAGCTATTATAAATAAAGCTAACGTATTGGCTCGATTTGAAGAAGCTAACTTAGGAGCCAGACAAGCTGCAGCCGTAAGCAATGCTAAGGCTTTCTTGGAGATGGATCTCAAGAACTTAACTAACGAGCAACAAGCTGCCCTAATTAATAAACAAGAACGTACTCAAGCACTGTTTGAAGATAGTAAGATTATAAATGCACAGCGTCTTTTTACTGCAGAACAGAAGAACGATTTTACAAAATTTTATGATGAATTAAACACACAGATCCAGAGACATAACACTGCAGAACTGAACGGATTACGCAAGTTTAATGCAGGTGAAGTAAACGACATGTTAGCTTTCAATGCTGAACTGCAGAACAACCGCGAGAAGTTCTATCAGGAGATGCAGTACAACATCGATACTTCTAATGCTAAGTGGCGAAGAGAAGTCACTCTGAAGCAGTTCGAGACTACTTGGGATGCCATCTCGACAGACGTAAAAAACCAGTTGGATATATCTACAGAGGCACAGAATAGGATCTGGGATACTGCAGAAAACTTATTAGATTTTATTCAGAAAACCGCTGCAGGAGACAGAGATGCTGAACTAAGATTACTGACCGCACAGATGCAACTTCAAGGTCAGCAAACTGGCGGTAGCGGATTCTTCGATGCGGTACTTAAACTAGGTGGTACTGTTTTAGGTCTACCAACTAAACCTTGGTGGCTTGGCGGTTAATAATAGGGAATAAAAATGGATTTTCAGACAGCAATCAAAAAATCAGTGAAAGGCTTTCTATCTGGTAAAACACCAGAAGCCTTGCGTGAAGCAAAAGGTGAAGATTTCTTCTACACCGCTGAGTATTTTGACCTCTTAGAAGAAAAACTTGATGAAGAGGATACACCAGATGAAGCTTGATCAACCTATCCCTGGAGAGAACTTTACCTCTGACACTCGAAATATGCCTTGGCATAGACCGCCTGATCTAAATGAGTATGACGAAGCAATAGATTACTTCATCACTAAACTGGAAGAGCCTGAGCAACAGGAACTTACTTTTGCCATGCTTGAGATAGATACGCAGATTACTACTATAGTAGCCACAGTTCTTCTCCAAGGTATTCGAGTAGGTAAAGTAGGAATAGACTTAGCTATATTAATAGCAGGTCCACTAGCTCGATTTCTAGAGATACAGGCTAAGGGTGTGGGCATTAAGTATGACATGGGTATCGATGATGAGGATCGAATAGTCATCACCCCTACTCTACTACGTGCCGCATTAGGCATAGTTACTGAGACACCTCTAGACCCAGAGGACGTAAATCAGACACTGGAAGAAGAAAAGCCAGAGATACCTGAACCACTACAGGGGCTGATGTCTATGCCTACCCCAGATAGTGACTCCGTAGCTACGCAAGAAGAACAGACCGCCATGTTAGGTGGCGAGGAAGAACCTGTAGAAGAAGAGGTTTAGAATGAGTTTTAGGACTGAAGCAAATAAAGTCAGGGCAGGTATTGCTAGAGGTGACTACAAGAAGAAGCGAGACTACTTCGCTAGTTTTGTAGATCCTCTTGTGTCAGGTCTTGAAACGCAAGCGGCTGCAAAGATGCAGGAAGATCTGGAAAAACGCAGAGAAGATAGGGCTGCAGCCAGAGAGTTAAAAAAGTTACAGGATGCTAAAGAGTTACAAGATAAGAAAAATGATGCCTTAGCTAACGCCTTTTTGATGTCTCAGAATGCTTCAGGTGCAGCAGCAAAGTCTCAAATATTAGCTTTAATAGAAGCAGGTTATGATGACCCTACTAAATTAACCGAATTTTTTAAAGATAAAGTTGGATTTGATGCAAATCCAGATATGTCATTTCAAGGTCCAAGTGTAAATCAAAACGACCCAATTAGTAAGTATGGTGGTATAAAAGTTGGTGATACCTCATACACTTTAAGTTCTGATGGTCCGATTACTGTTGGTCAATTAGGGGACTTATCCAAACGAACTGATTTAAAATCTGGGGTTGCCGCTACCGCAGGACAAATGGAAAGAATTTTTGGTCCTTTAGATACTGGAGATGGTGGAAGATTTATCTTTGATAAAAAAGAAGAATTATTTGATTTATCCAAATTAACTGACAGAAATTGGTCTCAAACAGCGCAACAACTGAGAGATGAAGGAAAACCCTCTGATGCTAGACGAGTAGAAGCGTGGGCATCTTCACAGAGTTGGTTTGAAGTAATACCAGGATATTCTAAAAAGTCTCTCTTGGAGAAAAAACTGGAAGACATAAAGACAATTGTAGCAACAACTCCTTTAACTACAGAACAAGAAGAACTGGTAACAGGAATTGTTAATTTTAAAACTGATCAAGCTGCAGGTAATAAATTCTGGTCTACTCTGGAGACAAGTTTAGATCAAGATTTAGAGAAGCTACAATCTTACATCTACATATTTAAGGCAGATTCAGACGAGTATAAAAACATAGAGGCAGCGATAGAAGTAAAAGAAACTATTGCAGGTCTGAAGTCTGCTACTGAAGCATCTCAGCAACTTGAGAAACCTTCTAGCTATTATGATCAAGCACTAAAAGCTCTACAAATACAAAACATAGCTGCAGATGATCCGCTAATCGATAGTAAAATAAAAACTATCCAGACACTCACTGCGATGAAGTCATTCGCCCTTTCAGTCGAAACTGACAAAGAACTAGCTACAACAAAAGCTATGTCTGCAAAGGAACAGGCTTTAGATGCTTGGTACGAGAAGAACGGCTACTATAAAATGACTAATGTGGATGGTGCTAATGTAGTTAATATACCTACAGTTGAAGCCCTAGCTGAGTTTGAGAAGCAGTGGGCAGAGGCTACGGCTAAAGCTAAAGAGCCTGATGACTTCTATACTGAAGATAAACTCTTAGCTATGCCTATTGAGGATCTCAAGGTTCTCATAGACACTGGACTACTATCTGACAGACCTAAAGTTGAGACCTTGGTCAAGAATATGTACGACAGTCGATCAAACCAGAAATTAACTACTCAAGTTTTTGATGGTAATTTCAATTCTGTGGTAGATATCAATAGATTTATTGCCCAAAAAGGAACTGATCTTCTAGGTGAAGATGGTGAACCTACTCCTGAAATGGAGTCATTAATGAGGCAGAAGATAGCCCTGTTAGATGAACAAGAAAGAATAGCTGCAGAGAAAGATATTAATCTCTATCAGCTTGGTATGAGAGAGTTCTTCAAAGATAAAGAGATGACCATAGAAAATATGGCTGAGTGGGATCGATCTTGGAAGGAAATGACTACGGTTAAAAAAGATCCTAAGTTTGTTAAAAGGACTTTGTATGCACCAAACGGAGATACCATAGAGGTAGATTCCGAAGACATGCAAAGACAATACATAATGCAGGGATTTAGTGCAGTAAAACCTGGACCTGTTACCCAGATGTTAAAGGATATGGGTCTTGATGATAATGCAGAGAATAGAGCGAAAATAGCACAGGTTAAAAACGGAGTATTATCAATAGGTGCAGCGATTGATGGTACACCCATATTCATCAATAAAATAGATGGATCTGCTACAGATGTAGACATGGGTAATGTTTCATCTCCTACTGTACCCACTTCTATTCTCGAAATTATTCCTGAAACTGGTGGATTAGAACTCAGCTATGTAGATGCTGATAATAATCCAAAAGTAATAACTTTATCTCAAGAAGATATTGCTAAAGCTAAGGCATTTGACCGCACAATAAGTGAGAGTGCTAGGGCAGGAATGAAGGGAGCCGTTGGTATCAGGGGTGTCTGGAATAAATTCTTTGGTAAGATTACAGACGCTGCAGGTTTTCAAGGCTTTAAGAATGAAACCAATGCAATAGCTTTTATTGAGGGTCTACGTCTGAATACAACGGTTAAATTAGCAGCCGCACAAGGTACTAGAGATAGTGTTTGGCAGAAACAGCAAATTCTAGCCACCTTACCTGAAACTGCTAGATTTTGGCAGGGTCCAATTGAAACAGGGGCAAAAGTCAAAAACACCTTAGAATTAATTCAGCAAGGTATAGCCAACTTAGAAAACGAGCTTGCATCCGATAGAGTTAATAAAACTGGCAAGAGTGATGCCCAAAAAGCTCTTATTGCAATGCAGGACTTACAAGTAATTTGGTCTGATCTTAACTCAATTTTTGAGGAGATTAATGCAGGTAAAACTGAAAGCAAACCTAAAGTAGGTAGTTTCCTAAAACCTAAAAAACTTTAGTCGGGAATTTAAAATATGGCAGAAGAAAATGATAGAGAATTAGACATTGATCTACTTATTGATCAGCGCGGCTCTATGACAGATGATGAAATATTTGACACCATAACTCAGGGGGATGGTATTAAGGCAGTCACGATCAATGGTGAGGTTTTAGACTTTGAACAAGCTCTGCAAGGTGGTGTATCAAAAAGCCAGATCTTAGATTTCTTATCTACAGGTAAGGACGTTAGAGAGGCAGGTGCAGCAAATACCTTTATGCAGATGATGGCAACTGGTGTTACAAATTTAGCAGGTATACCAGTAGACCTAGCCAATGCAGCTTTGCAGGGAATAGAAGGTGGATTTAGACAGGGTGTAAATAAACTAGCTAGTATTAATGCTCCTGAAGGAGTAGATGACTACACCTCACCTAACTATGATCCTAACTTCTATTTAAGCACTGATCCGAAAGACTTTAAACTTTCTGCATCTAACCCTGTAGGTGGTGGTCAGACTATAAGAGATACAATAGAGACTGTTGCAAATCCTGTATACGATGCTTTTGGTGCAAATAAGATTGATTATGCCGACAGCCCTGAAGAATTTGAAAATACAGCCGTTGCTAAAGCAGGTGGTATAGTTGGCGAAAATCTACCTATAATTGTATTTGGTGGTCTTTATACTGCGCTTAAAGAAGGTGCAGAGGAATTAGGTAAAGCAGGTGTAAAACAGTTATCTAAAAAAAGTAAAAGTAGAGACTTTGTTTCTACAGAAAGTAAATCTACAGCATTTGGTGCAGGTGCAGTCGCTACGGCTGAACAGGCAGGAATTATAAATGATAACCCATTTATAGAGATGAGTGCAGAATTACTGGGTAATTTGTACGGAACTAAGCCAAGTATTATTAAAACAGGCGGCAAACTTTTAATGAAGCCTTTTAAGCAGTTACTAAAAGGTCAAACTAATAAAGCTGCTACTGAGGGTGCAATTAACGAGATAGTTAAGCAGCTAGATACTTCTAGGAAGAAATTACTACAACTTGCTAAAACTGCAGAGGCTAATGGTAATACTGAATTAGCAGATGCTTATAAAGCCGAGGCAGAGCTATATACCGTTGATCAGGTAGTACAAGACTTATACAACGGAATAGACCGACAAAACCAAGTAGTTGATCCTGATGGTATAGCCAGAGGTGACCTACCTGCAGGAACTCTCTCAGGTAATCCTGCACTTATGGCTATTCAGAAAAGTTTACAGGGAAATCCTGAATTTGATGGTCAGGTTATAAAACGCATAAATGATACCGTTGCCTCGATCTTTGAAGTATCAGAGGCATTAGCCAGAGGCGGTAACGTAAAAGCCGCTGAAGCATTAAACTACAGAGCGTACCAAACAGCCCTCAATGTAGCCATCGACTCTGCACAGAGAGAAGCTTTAGCAGCCTTTGATAATGTAGGTACAGGAGCATCTAGAGAGCAAGCTTCAATTAATGCACAACGTATCCTATTCGAAGCTAAAGATGAATTTAGGGCAGTTGAGGAATTAGTCTGGGATCGGATACCTAAAAATGTAATGGTAGACGGTCAAAAATTTGCAGAAGGTGTGATTAAAGTAGATAAAGAAAGAATTTTAGGGAATATGAGTTTGACCTCTGACCCTGAACTTAATGCTGAAATCACACGTTTAGCTCAGGGCGGTCAGATACAGCTAGGTGAGTTGATTAAACTCAGAAGTATTTTGTTAGATATGTCTAGAACTGCTACTGCTAATTCTAGTTTCAAAGAAGCAGGTATTTTAGATGAACTTGCTAATGCTGCCTTAACTCAAATGAAAGAGGTTGGTGGAGAAGTTGGACAGCGAGTAGAACAAGCAAGAGCCTTTAGTTTAAACTTAAATATTCAATTTAATCGCTACTGGAATAAAGATGTGTTAGGCATGGCATCCAGTGGTGGAACTAATATTAGAGACACAAGAGTACTTAACGAAGCACTTGCTCCAGAAGGGCAAATCGCAAGTGAGAATTTTGCAGATATGCAAGCGGCTGCAGAGTCTACAGATGATGTAAGAAAACTAGGACAAGCAGCCCTCGATGAGATAGATGCCTTAAAACGACAACAAGACGCCACTAGACTTGGGGATGATGGACGAAGAGCTAGTGACGATGCTGCTAATATAGCTACCAGAGATAATGTAATATACCCAGAAAATACATCTTATCCATTTATGGGTGGTGACGAGGGTGCAGGTTTTGTAAAAGGCTTTACTACAGATGATGGAACAAGAATATTTCCTCCTGATGGCTCTACAGGGGGATCTAAGCAGTTTGATGGACCTGTATATGATGAAGATGGAAATATAATACCTGAGACTGAATTACCTGATGGCGTTACAGATCAACAAAGGCTTGATGCTGAGTTTAATCGTCCTGAAGGAGCAACTTACCAAAGAAACCCTGACCCTATATCTGATGAAGAGTTTATAGATGGAGCCAGTGAGTATTACGATCCTGACAATAAAGCAGGTACAGACTCACCTACTCAGGTATCTATTTATGATCAAGGTACAAATGCAGACTTAGGCGCAGAGATGTCTCAAGCCCAAGAAAGTTTTCTAAGATCTAAGGTTGTTAGTTTTAAAAATGCAGACAATACAATTAATGATCAGGCAGTACAAAATTTCTACCAAAATAACGCTGAGTTAATATCACGGTTTCCACAGCTAAAAGCCGATATGGATTCTATGATATTTAGAATGAAGATAGCTGAAGATATGGCTGCAGATCTAGGTACAGCGGCTAACGCAGGTCAGCTACCTGATGCAATAATACAGGCTATAGATACAGATCCTGCCCAAGGCTATGCCAGATTAGCTAGAGAAGCTGAGAGCATGGAACAAATCAAAGATTTTAGAAATGCAACTGTGGATTCTATATTCCTAAAGGCGACTGATAGCTCAGGTAATGTTGACATGATGACTGTGGTGAGGGAATTTCTAACCCCTCGAACTGGGAGACAAGGAGAGCAAACCGATTTACTTTCTATAATGGAACAAAATCAGATTATTACTGCAAAAGAAAAACAGGCTATCGGAACTGCTTTAGCGGAAGCAATCCGAATTGAAAAAACTAAGATGGACCCTAATACCTTTAATGAGGTAATTGGTAAAATACCTGATCTAGCAGGTAACCTGTCTAGGATAGTTGGTGCTAACTTAGGTGTCCTCTTTGGTAGAGGTGATGCCTCACTACAAGCAGCCGCAATTGGTTCGCAATATCTTAAAAACCAATTCGATAAATTTCCTATGTTAAGACAAAAAGAAGTCTTACAGGAATTGTTTAAAACTCCTGAAACTTTAAGAGGTTTAATAGCTGCTAACCCTAATATAAGACGCACCACACTGGATGGCGTAAAAGAATATTTCACCTACTACGCTGACATGGGTGCAAAACAAGGCTTAAAAAGTGCTGCTATAGATAGCAGTGCGTTTGTAGCTAATAAAGCTTTAGATGCGGTAACTAATTTACCAGTTACTACAAGAGTTGGTCCGTTTACTGGCGGCACAGAGAACGAAGAAAGACCTCTAGTGACCGTAGATGAAGAGATGATGGAGTTAGGTATTCAGTAAAAATAATCCCCTGCCTCATTACGAAAACAGGGGATTAACCAACTAAAATGGTAACCAACCATTTCAATGACATTCTACTCGTTTTGAGCCTCTAAGTCAACCGATTTAGGGGCTTTTTTGATATAAAACAAGCATTTAGACACCACATGAGCCACCTGTTCCGCTGATGTCACATATATCGTGTGTCTCTACATGTTCATCAAATTCTTCACCTAATTTATCGACTGCTTCTTGGTATGGAACTGCAGTTAAAGGCTGACCACCTCTCGATCCATCAGGATAACAGGTAAATCCACGTAGTCGAGGCGCATACTTAGCTAGTGTATGTGCGAAGTCAGATACTGTAGACTCATTATTCATCTTAGAACCCCACGCAGGTAAGTTAATAGTAGATGATATCGACATATCTACGTAATCTTGAACGTCAGCTTGGAAAGCCATCCTACGTTCATAGTCTGCAGCCAGATCCAATGCACTCTCTACATTTTCTGGGTTTACTCCGTATCGATCTATTAGCTCCTGAGCCGCTGAGTCCACTACGTATTGATATACCCACCTAGTATTACCCTTCAGATAGCGTCTTTTGTAGGCTACAGCGAAGATAGGCTCTACTCCAGTACTTGTACCTGCTAAGATGCCTATTGAGCCTGTAGGAGCTATTGCGCGGTTAGCTACTGGTCTACTTATACCTAGATGATCTGCAGTCTCCTTACTCACCTTATCAGACACACCCTTATACACAGATAACCAAGCATGAAGGGTTGGAGTTACCTCATACTTAGAATTACGCTGTATAAGCCACTCATGCATACCCATCAGCCCAAGACCTAGTCTACGGTTCTTCTCTCTAGTTTCATATACCTTCTCATAAGGTAGCTGCGCTCTGAGTGTACCACAGATAAGAAACTTCGTGGCTAACTCTACAACGTCTGCCATTTCGTGGATGTCAGTTACTCTACCCATATTGATAGAGCCTAAATTACAGACATCACTATCATCGGCTGAAGTCACTTCAGTACATGCATTCCGAAGAGTTTCATTCTCTTTATCGAAGAAGTTAAAACTAAATCCAGGTTCTGCAGTACGCATTGCCTGTTCTACGTTCTTTAGAAAGGTAGATCCAATATTACCAGTTCTGTAGTAATTAAGTAACCACTCAGTGTCATAGTTAACTGAGATGTTAGTCATATCGAGAGGTGCAGGAAAGTTGAAGTCATCTTGCTTGATATCCCACAGACTTTTACCTGTAGTACCTACTGGCATATTAGCCCAATCTTTAGCAGATAGGAACTCATGGATGTCTCTGTGCTTCCAGTTAAGGGATGCGTAGATGGCTGACCTACGTGATCCACCCTGCATAACACGCCTACCTATCTCATTAAGCATATTCATCTTAGGAATTGGTCCAGATGCTTGCCCACCTGTTTTATTTATAGGCGCACCACTGGGTCGATAAACTGAGTAGTCCACCCCTATCCCACCGCCTGTCATCAGGCAGCTTTCTGCTTTCCAACTTAGGTTAGCCCAATCCTCTCTGCTATCTTCTTCTGCTTTTAGTAGATAACAATTATTAAAGAACTTATTTGGTCTCCCTGCGTAGTATAAATATCTACCTCCAGGGATAAACTTCATGTCTCGTACATATTCAGTGAGTTGATCACATTCTTCGTCTGTAAGGATCTCTCCGCATACATCATCTATTAAGGTTTTGGCTAAGGCAGACCAAGTCTCTGCCCCTTCATGTTTATATTTGTGATTGAAAATATCTTCAGAAAATTTGCTCCTGAACATCGGGTTCAGGTTAGATTTATAACTGCTCATTGGTTACTCCACTAAGTCGGTAAGTTTTGGTTTTTTATAATTCGGGCCTTTAATTACTTTGCCCTTGGCATTCTTTAAGGGTTTGCCATCTATCCCTAGCTTGCTCATATTAGATAGGTGAACTCGCCTAACGGCCTTGTCTAAATCCCATCCATACGTAGCTGCATATCCGTAGAGGACATACACAAGGTCAGCTATTTCCTTGAGCATGTTCTCTGGATCTGTTCCTAGAGAACTTTCCAAGGCCAGTTCATCGAACTCTTCCTGTATAAAGTTGAACCGTAAGTTCTCTAAGATAAGGTCTTTGTACCACTCCTGATCGAGAGGTTGTTCCATACGTTTGGCGAACTCCCTAACCATCTGAAGAGGTGTCTGGAAATGTTTATCCCAATCGTCTGGCATATCGTGCAGCCCTGCTTGAGAGGGCGGCTCTTGCATGTCTTTGAATGCCTCGATGTCTTCCTTAGTTATCATCTTCTAACTCCGCTATTAAACGGTTCAGATACCACTGACATTTCTTGAGATCTTCGACACGGTTTTTGTAAGGCCAACGCCACAGATACTTAAATGAGTTCTGCCAACAATAGGCTTCGTGTGCGGAGACATTTGTAGCCCCATCAGCCATAGCTCTCATGGCATCGATACATTCAATATCACCCTCATTGTAATGGAAAGGGTTATTAACTGGATCATCTGTGTCGAGAGTTATAGTAGTCAGGGGATCATCAAGTTCTTTATATTTATTCATCATAAATTCCTTTCCCATTAATGAATTTTCTTTTTGAATTTGATTATTTTTCGATCTTCCATTGCTTGTAGAAGTTCTTCTGATGGTTCGAAGTCGATACCCATCGCATCTTCATCATCATCATGTTGGTGGGCTGCGAGGTTACGCATTAACATTCCAGTAAATGCCAACTCTTCTAAGCCGAACTTTACTTTAGCCACTATTCCATTGAGGGCATCTAAGTAGAAAATCCTTGCCTCTTCGCTAAGGTCTTCACCAAAGTTATGTTCAACGCCAATATCGAGGTAGTCTTCTTCGCTATCCACTGTAAGGAAAATAGCCATTGTATTAGGTCTTTCATCATCCATTATTTCTTCCTTCCAGAAGTTTAAAAAAGGCATCGGCATCTATCACCACCAGTGGCTTTTGGCGGTCAGCTTTGATTACCGATAAGGGAGTAGCGTCTGCAGGACAGTTAGATGCTGCCTGTTCCATAACCTTGTAGATAGCGAAACTCTTATGAGCCTTGCACTCCACTGAGTATGGGAACAAGCGTCTAGCGGAAGGACTAAGGAGGATGTCCTCACCACTAGCGCCTGAAGAGGTAGATCTTACATCATCGAGGGTTAGTTGGGGAAAGAGGGAGAGAATTTTATCCCGAACTAGTTGCTGTAATTTTCTACCTTTTGCCTTCGCAGATTGAGTAGTTATAGCCACTTAGGTAGCTCCAGTATGGAGCAAGAACCCCACCCAGTGCCATACTCGTTCTTCTCACTCGCTAAGGCAATTTTATCCAAAGTTCTGTGCATACGTTCAGTTGCATGGTTAAGTAACTCTGGACTCACCACATGCATATGAGAGAGGTACGGAGAAGCCTTCTCACACGCAATGAAGGTGAACTCTTTGATATCAAGACCTACCAAGTTACATACATAGATATAAAAAGCACTTTGTATGTCATAGGCATATCGAAAACATTCTTTCGAAAAACCTGCAGGACTAGCGTCTAAAGTAGTCTTAACATCGTAGACTGTATTTTCGGACTCGATATATAAATCAGGTCTTGTTTTAAGCGTGAGGCCAGATCGAGGATCATCAACAAAGATAGATACTTCGTTCTTACGTTCTTTATGACGCAAAACTTTCTTACAGTTCTCGTTCTCTAACGCACCCTTCGCAATGCGGTTAGCTACGTTATATTCTACTTCTGTAAGTAATACCTGATCTTCTTTTAAGCTGCTTTGCATTTCCTCAAAGGCTTTAGACTTCTTAGTCTTTGGACCCTTGATTACTAGCTCTCGATCCTCTTCTAGGAGTAAGGCATGTACTGCCGTTCCCATTGCAAAAGCTGCACTTTGGACTCTTTTTTCACCTTTCCAGTGAGCCAGAGACTTCTTGTATACAGATTTTACCGCTGTAGAGGATATACCACTGGTACTGTGGTACACCTCATTACTCATGCCTGTTACAATACCCATTTAGCCAACGAGATCTTTCTCAAGACTGTTGTCCACTGAGTCTACAATTTTATCGCCTTCTAGTGCCGTTCTATACATCTCAGTAATACGAGCGTTTTCACCCGACACCATCTCAGCTACCGCTTTAATACTGTCACTAGTCTCCTGATCCATCTCAAGAGGCTTATGTAACTGGGGATCAAAGCGAATTTTATAGTATGGCATCCCTGCAGGATTTTTTAACTTTTCTCCTCGCAGGATACATTCGAAATCCCAAAGATTTCTGTCACCCATTTTACTGGTAACATCATGGAAAAACGGACCATAATTTTTACGTTTAAGTTCTAACTTACAAGGCTGATTAGTTATTGTAACTTCTTCACCCTCTGCAGTCTTCCCTGTATAGCTAACTACGGCTCGAATTATGCGAAATCGATCCCTACCATTAAATTGTTTACGGTCTTCTTCAGACATCTGCCTAGACTGTTCATATGTAGGCATACCACACATAATACCGCCTAACTGGTCTATCGCTTCCTCAGCGTTATTACGCATCAAAATAGATTTATTAATTAGATTACCTTCAGTACCCCAATGCTGATACTGAATGTGATTAGAAAATGCACGAAGCCGCACACCATCTTTGGCGTACACCCTACCCGAAGGTGTATTTAAGAAAAACGCACCAAGTGGTATTTGGTTTCCGTTATCATCTTCCCCTTTACTATTAATCTTTAGAGAAGGAATTTTAGTTGAAGTGCTTTTAGTATTAGCCGCGCCAAGAGCCGCTGCCATTTCCTCGATAGTCGAGCCTGTATCAGTAGTTAATTCTGTCATTATATTTCCTTTAAGGTTAGATGTTCATTCTACCACTTTGTAGGGTGTTGATCAAGACATTTCAACCTGATCTAACCAATTTTTTCCACTAGAAATTTCGATGTCGAGAGGTACAACAGTTTTGTATCCAAACCGTAGTTGGGTCTCTTTACCTACCTCTGTCATAGCCTCAGTTAGAATAGCTTTTACTGCCTCTAATTCTTCATCTAAGCAGTCAACTACAATACTGTCGTGTACTGTAAGTATCAGTTTTGATTGAAGTTTTTGCTCTTTGAACATCTTGAAGGCTCTAATACAAGCAAGCTGCACAAGATCTGCACTGAAGCCCTGCACTGGGTAGTTTAGTATCTGGGTAGCGTTTGTTACCCTGTTAGCTCTTGTACGAACCACATTAGGCCAGAAGTATTGCCTACCAGAAGGCGTCTGTACGATGCCATTCTTCAGCGTACCTGTCATCAGAGAGTCATGCCATGCATATATACCTTCATAAATCTCATAAAAACGGTCGAAATATGCTTTTATATGATCTGGCTGACCTGCCCCAGTGCCGCCAAATAGAGGCTGAAATGAAGCCCACTTATGACCTTGCCTCTCATCTTTGGTTACCTCAGATGCATCTTTCTTCAGACAAATACTGGCAGTCTGTCGGTGAATATCTTTACCTTCTAAGATATCTGCTAAACCTTGTGCATCTCTCGAAAGTTCCACTGCGACTCGAAATTCCAAACTGGAGTAGTCACTTTCAACTAATCTTCCGCGATCTCCAAAGCGCGAAACCATACATTTTCTAACAGGAAACCCTCTTTTAGGCATGTTCTGTAAGTTAAGGCTAATACCCCCACCACTCGATAGCCTACCAGTAGCAGCAATAGTCTGATTAAAATTTGCATGTAGAAGACCAGTACTTCTAGTACCTCTGAGTATGCCTTTTACGAAGCTATCTAGGTAAGTAGATATGGCATTGAGTCGGCTGATTTTTGTAAGAAATTCAACGGCTAATTCTTTTTTCTTAACCTTAGCCTGATTGATCAGTAGCTGAATAGTTTCCTTATCAGTCTTGAAGCCATTTATTGACGCATAATATGGATCTAAAGGATTTAGACCTAGACCTGCTTCTTCTCCAGTAGAGATATACAAAGCCCCTTTGCCATCGCAGGTTTTACACTTGGTTCTGTTTTTGTAGGGATCTCCCTTTACCTTGTATTTTTTACCTTGGACGGTCTTTGTCTTACTTTTATACTTCTGAATACTTCCAATGCCGTTACAGTCAGGGCAAGTACGAGCTTGGGTCTTCATAACTACCTTAGTTGTAGCTCTGACCGCTATTACAAACTCTTTTGAACTCATATAAGGTGGTCTGAGGCTCTTTCCTGCAGCATTAGTACCAATATTAAACGTATTCTTATGTACATCACGATCAATTACCTCACGCGAGTACACTACTTTGGTCATGTCAGCCCCACTATTCAGGTTAATAGGCTTATCACCCATAACTTGGGTAACTATTTCCTGTAATCTTTCAGTGAGTTCATTTTTTTCAGCTAAAAACTCCTCTTCCACCTGTTTTAAGGCTTCCATGTCAATCTTTACGCCATTCATCTCTATCTCACAGAGAAACATCAACATATCTGACATAAAATCGATCACATTATTGAGAGATAGGTTTTCTGCCTTTGTTAAGTCTTTTAATTGGGATAAATAGATCTCACCGCAGACCTTTACGTCAGCTTCTGCATACTCAACTACGTCTGCCAGAGGTATTTCAGAGAAATCCATACCTGATTTAAACTTCTCATCAATTAACTCACTCTTTTTGTAGCTCTCTGTCTTCCTACGCAAAGCAGTTTCTTTCAGAGATATCTTTGTTCGATTAGCATTACCTTCAAAATCAAACTCAAAGAACCTACCCTTCAGTAAGCAATATTCGACGATCATAGTGCAGATTACTTTAGGTGGAATAGGTAGATCCATCTCCTGTAGCCATTCCACATCAAACTTTGCGTTATGTACTAAAAGAATATCTGCATCATTGAGGTGATCTACTAAACGACTGATTCCATCAGGCTCGTAACACTGAGTGTGATAAAAAATATCTGTATGTACAACATCTACTGTCTCGCTACCTAGCCAACCATAATGTGCAGAGATAAGTTTGTTTTCTGGGTTCTTAGGTGAGTTATCTATTCTACCCTCGATCCTTCTAACTGTAGTCTCCAGGTCAAGTACTAAAATATTAGTCATCACTCACCTCTTTGTTTGCAAGAGGGTAAGGTTTATATTTAGTAAACTTAAAGTCAGTGTCGTTTTCTACTAAGTTGATTTTTGACCAAGCTTCTAGTGTCATCGGCTCAAAGCAGAGCGTATCGTCACGCATTACTTCTACTGAGGCTTTAGGATTAAATCCTTGATCCATTAGATCTCTAGCCATCTTACCAACCAGAGAGCCTCTCCTAGCCACTATCGTATAATTATCTGGCTCACAGCTAACGCTGTAAGATCCACGCAGTCTTAATACAATTTTATCCATCAGAAATTTGGCTCCCCATTCTCGTCAAAGATTGGAGTCTTAAAAGAAAAATCTCTCTCAATAGGTTTTTGTTTAGGAAGAGGCTTTCTTATACCCACCTGATTAAGCCAATGCTCAAGCACTGGGGGAAGTTGATTATCTACCATTGCCATCTCTCCATACTGACCAAAGAACAACTACTAAAAGGGCGATCATTATAATTTCAGACCACATAGCGAGACACCTTCCCTTGAAGGTTGCATTGAACAGTTCCATGCCAACCAGATATCTTATTTTTCATCACAGTGATCCAACGTGCAGGATCATCAGGGTTGTCTGCTTGATCAAGCTTCCCAATGCCTAACAACAAATCCGCTTCACTTTGCTTACTGACGCGAGAACCCTCTAGCATCGACATAGATAGCCTTGTCTTACCTTCCGCATCTCCGTTTGCCTGAGACAGACCGATAAGCGCACAGTTATATTTCTTTGCACACTCACGTAGTCGGTAATAAAGTTCTCTTAGACGCTCATGCCCTGAGTTAAACTTCTCAGTCAAAGCTATCTTGTCAGCCATATCTATTACACAGAGGTCAGGTTGCTCTTTGGCTAGATAACCTTCTAGCATCTGAATATCCCAACCTTGGGCATCAACAAAAAACAGACGGTCTTTTATTCCGCTATACTTGGCTGCAGCGGCTGAGGGATCAGCTTGTATTTCATCTTTGGTAAGACCAGTATAAGCTTGAATAGCTCTTAGCTTAGTGCGTTTTGCAACTTCCTCATTAGCTATATAACAAACCTTAGCTCCTTGCTGACAGAACCCTGCAGGAGAGGCAGCTAAACTTACAGCAAAGGCTGTTTTGCCTACGTTAGAGTAAGCCGCTATTACGCCAAACTCTCCCCGACCTATGCCATATACATGCCGCGCTAGTGTCTCGATGTTAAACTTAAAACGGTTATCGTCCGACACTACGGCTAGTAACTCGTAGATGTCATCTGTAACATTGTCACCAAAGTCATCGGGTAGATAGCCAGACCCTACACGCTCTAGTAAGGTGTTTAAGTTATCCATAGCACTACAGTCACCTTCGCTCATGCGAATGCCTAGATTAGCGATGTCTAGTCCAGTGTGTTGCCGCCAGAGAGATTCGATAACGTCTACTGCTACAGCTTGATCCATTTGTTCAGCGTCAGCGATAGATGATATTTGATCTTCCATTTCTGCAGTCCAAGATGCAGTGGAAGTTGGGTTTTTAGATTTCCAGTAGCTGAACAGTTCTAAGGGAGTTATGTCCTTATTAAACTTTTCATGGAGTTCGATAATAGTAGTAAATAAGTCTTTGAGTTGGTCTTCGAAGAGTGATGCTCGTAGTTTTGCCTTGTTCGACTCAAAGAACTCGTTACTTAAACAGTTCTTTAGAATAGAGTGGTTCAATGTGTTTTCCTTTTGCTAACACTTATGTAGTTGGTTTTTATATGGTAGCATTAACACCTAATGAAAATAAAAAAAAGCCCCAGATTTCTCCGAGGCTTAAAAAACTTGTTAAGTTGTTGTTTTTAAATGTTAATTTTGTCTAAATTTCATCTTACTAATGTCAGGCTTGGCATTGCCTCTTCGCTCTTTGATGTCTAAGGCAGTATAACTAATATTCTTATTTAGACTTACTAATGTATCTAAGCTTTCTTGTAATTTAGCTTCCATTGCTGCAGCTTCTTGAAAATTATCTACTTCTAAATCAACAAGCATTATTGCACGTAGTTGCATTTGATATTCCTTGATTTTTATAGTCGGTACTATCAGCTTCGACTGGTTGTTTTTTATCTACGTAAGTCAGGTACGTATCTATGTTTAATGATAATCTAGAATCACTTTGTCTAGGTGGGGCTAGGGGAACTACGGGGCTACCCCATGCTCGACCTCCAACCCAATCAGACTGCGGAACTCCTATCCGAGTCATCATTTTAAACTTTCTAATCCTTGATGATGTGGATTTCATTAGATAACCCCATCTATAAACAGGGTTCTCACTTCGTATATACTTTGTGCTTGAACTTCTATACATTCTTACTTAATTAATCCCTCGATGTAACACTTAGTTGCGTGTTTTAAATCAATATCCGTAAATCTTATTTTAATTCTTCGGTCATAGTTCATAGCCTGGATTATTGCCTTACGACTAGCATCCTTGTCAAGCACTATGTACCAATTAATGTATTTAGTTAGTAACCTTTTTGTCACACTACTAAGTGTTGTTCCTAACAGCGGTAAGCCCACACAGTTATTTACCTGAGCAACATTACAGGCTGAGGGTACATCTTCTACCATCAGTAAATTCTCACCAGTTCCTATTGGAGTTAGTTGCGAGACATCGCCATAGCTAATCCACTTGGGCTGACCTTTTCTTAGTAGTCTACCTACTGCACCCTCGCCTACAAAGAACAACACTCTTTGATCCGCAGGTGCGTATTTAATCTTAATTAATTTATTCTGATATGCCTCGTAACTATTCACACTCTTAACATACTCAAGAGCTTCTTGGTGGTTATCTATGCAAGTAAGCATGTCGGGTAAAGGTCGAATATATCTATCAATAACTTTAGTTGTGTTACTAAGATAGTTCTTAGCTGCTTCTAGACCTCGATCACCTGAGTGAATACCTTTAGTATTACAACTGGCTCTAAAACAATTCCAGAGAAGTTTACCGTCGAACTTACTAATAGACATCTTCTTAGCACCACCACAAACTGGGCAAGTGATTATCTTTCTCTCACCTTCTCTAATAGGAATACTTTTAATTAGCTCTAGCTGTTCTTTATAAGTCATCTGGACGCAATCTAGGCTTAACTGTCATAGTACTTGGTACAGAAGATTTCTCACAGAGCATATAGATTCTCTTATCCGAAACATTATCAGCCATGAAGGTGTACATAGGCTCTGCAGAAATCATTGCATCTAAGCATTGTTCATATGAATTTAACCAAAGTCTCACAGTAACTTTCTCATCTTGGATAGTGTAAGAAAAAACTAGGGCTGTAAAAAATGTTATCATAGATATATCCTGTATTACGCCCCCGAAGGGCGTCCGTAGGATACAAGCATAAGTGTTAGTGTCAACACTTAACTGTAGCGAACTACTGACTATTTTCATTAACAGTTTTTAACACCTAGAATTTCTAACCCATTGATTTTAAACGATAACCAACTAATCAATTGGTCGTAGGTTCGATCCCTACCGTCGGAGCCAACTATCTGATTTTAAATGATTATTTCTGATTTTTGCAGTAAAAACCTGCAGATTTTTCGTATATCTGCACGTGCAGGTTTCTGCAGGTTTTTTATTCACTCGACTCATTAATGTAACGCTTTCTGCAGAGCTTCCCACGAATGTGGGTAGATATTTGTCATATGACAGTGGATATCTATGGCGATTCGTTTAGTCTCTGCTTGTGCATCGTCAGACCTACGTAACTTACACATCTTAGCAAATGCATCTAAACTGCCAGACCAGTAGAACTCTGTGATCATATTTTGTGGCAGGATCATACGAGCCTGTTCCTCGCATACACCTAGCTTCAGTAGTTTGTTATACTTGTAGACTGCGTCTTGAGTTTGTTGCATCGAAGTGACAATAGCTTCATTAGCTCTGTCATCATCCAACCTACCACCCGAACCCTGTTTCTTATCATCGACACTCTCTCGCCACCAATCGGGAAAAAATAGCTCTGGTTCTGATTTTACATACCTGCGCGAGATCTCATTCAGCCTCAGATATTCGTGTTTGACCAGTTGCCTAGCTACAAAGATTGGTGCTTTCACGTAAAAAGTAGCAAAACAGTGTCCGAAGGGTGAAAGGTGCTTGTGTGAGGCTAGGTAAGCAATCAACTTCTTATCTTTATCTCGCAAGATGGGAATTGATGGACCTTCATCTATTTTTGTGTATCCGTGAGCTTCAGATTTCTTGTTGAAGGATACTCTAGCTGCATTCACAACTGAGAGGTCACTGCCCATGTGGTCAATTAGTTTTGCTGATATCATATTAATTCCTGATTTTCTTTAATTGTTGCTTTAGTCGTTTGATTTCGTTCTGCGCCTCGATCAGGGCTTTGTCAGGTAGCTGACCAGTTTCAATCTGTTGTGCGGCTGCTTTCCAACCCACCCGATCTTCCATAACTGGACCACCATTGTGACCCATTGCAGTGAGTAAACCTCTCTTATTCATTGCGTTAGTTGCTTCTATTTCCCCTGCCCTTGCATAGATAACGAGCATGGAAGGATTTTTATGACCAGTGAGAGCCATTAGCTCTCTGTCTGTACAGCCTGATCTACTAGCGTGAGTAGTACCAGTACGTCTGAGGTCTCCGATCCTTGGGTAGGTAAGTAGAGGCTCTCCGTTGTCATCTAGACGGTCACCATCTTGAACCATAGTCCACTTCAGCGGCTTCACGACTACCTTTTTGAATACAACTGATACCCTATCGACTGTGTAAGGCTTCTGCGTAGGCTCTTCTCGCAAGATGATGTCATCGAAGTATCTCTCGTCACCTAACAATTCTTCATGCAGTGCTAATCTATCTTTAATACCCTGCGTAAGGGGGATAGCCATTCTAGCTTTAGTCTTCTTCTGTCTGAAGTACCCTATCCCAGTTTCGACATCACGCCATCGAAGTCTGCGAATATCTACTGGACGCTGACACCAGTGGTAGCAGAGGGTAATCATAGTACCCATTGAGTATCTACCTACTGCGTCACACTGTTCGATAGCCTGGGTTACCATGTCTTCACTCCAGAGAACGGCTCTGGCTTCTAATTCTGGTAGTTTGACCAAGGCAAAAGGATTGACGTTAGCCAAGCCACATTTGATACCCTCATTCCAAGCTGCGCGTAGGCGCATAAAAGTAGTGACTGCTTTGTGAGTACTTACGTCATCTTCAATGTCATTAAATAAATACTTGGCATGTTCATATGTAACGTCTGTAGCTTTCATCTCATCGAAGCGTACTGACTCACCTTTCAATTTGAAGTTCATGCAGTATTCAATGTGACTAGCGTAACTTCTCATCGTAGAGAGGTCATTATCTCGATAGGCAGGAGATGCTTTCCACTCGTTTATTAGGGATCTGACACTGTATTTATCTTCCAAAGTATGTGTATCAATGCCACCACTTAGGTGTGTATCAAGTTTACGCTGCCATGCATAACCCAGAGCATTGGCTTCCGTTAAAGTGTCAAAAGGTACTATTTCTAGGTCAGGGAAAATGGATAATAACTTTTCAGTAGGACGAACAAAGTAATGATTACCATTCTTTCTTTTTTCTATCCTAACATAAGGAGCTTTTTTCATTTAGTTGGTTCTTTCGGTTGGTTACATAAACAAACTGTTAAGAGTTGGTATTAACAGTTAGGTGCTTACACCACCACCTACTACAGTGTCAAATAAAAAAAAGACCCACCGAAGTGAGCCTTTTCATTTTGTTCCCAAAAAACTATGGCTACCCTGCACAGACCCTTACGATTTCTTTCCATCCCTCAAACTTCTGATCACACCAATTGGCAGGAACGGCTTCGAAGATATTGAAATCTATAATATAGACTACCACTAATTCTTTCTTGTCTTTATTAACTAATTCTATCGTCTGTTGTATTATTTCGCTAAGTTCATGGGCTTGGTTGGTGTCTATAATAGTATCCAAACTCTGCCCTACCTTTCCCTATTGATTTGAAACTCTTGAAGTAATCAAAAATCTTTGGCTGAATTTTTTACTCAAGTCAACACCTAACTAACCACTAGCGCGAGCGCGAGAGGGTAAGATTGATTTATCCACAGTCTTAACTACAGTTGTACATCATTTAACGTCCTGAGAAGAAACAAAAAAATAAATTAGAAAAAAATTTTTGGAAAAATAAAAATTTAAAAAAAATTATTTTGAAAAATTTTTACTCAAAAAAATAAATTTGATTTATTCAGATAAGTAGTGTAAGGCAGGGTACGACACTTAATAAGGTGTCGAGGTAACCAACTAGAAGGAATTGATCATATGACTATGATTGCAGTCTATCCAACCAAGAAATCTCTCAAAGAGAATATTGGTAAAAAGTTAAATTATATTGAGACCAGTTTATTTGGTAATCAGTACCAAAGCAATGGAACTATAGTAGTATGCAATAGACCACACATGACAAATATAGGTCGTGAGTGGTTCGCTGAAGTCACTATGAAAAACGACATTATAATAGGTGTCAAATAAAGTGGCTTTTAATCTTGATAAAGCCGTTCAGCGTTCTGTTTGTCTGGCTTTATCTACTCACCCTGTTCGAAGGGTAACCAACTTTAATTTTAACCAACTAAAAAGAAAGGGCATAATATGCCATTAGATTTTACTTCAATAAACCGCCAAATCGAACTACCGCAGCATTTGGATTTTAAACCAGTTTTCGTACCATCCAGAATGGACGGTCACAACTTTGTTATTAATCCGCTTACTGATGAGGCTATCGGTCACGTTAGTACTAAGTTCAACTGCGTAGACCATCAGACATTTTTCAGTGGTCTCTGGGATCAGATAACTGAGAATATGGATAGTGACGATATCTTGAATGCTCAGGTCAGATTTAAGTCAGGTCATAAAGGTGGTTTTGCACTGGCAGATATTACCTTCCCATCTATTAAGACTGAGATCGAGACTGACAGTGGACATAAGACAGAGTTAAGGCAGAGAATTATCGGCATACATGGCGTTAATGGTTCTGCAGCTAATGTTACGTTGTTTGGATCTATCGATACTTTCTGCACTAATGGTTGTGTATCAGGTGAATACTCAGTGGTTCGCAGGAAAAATACTTCTGGGTTTAGACTACAGGATTTTATCTCAGAATTACGCAGGGCTAAAAACGATTTCTATTTAGAAAGTGAACGGCTCAAAGTATTTGCTCAGACTAATATGAGAGAGACCACTGTCCAGAAATTACTTGAGGACATTATACCTTCCGAACAGAAGCAAAAGAAAATGTTTGAGTTATATATGCAGGAAGCCGAAGTAAGAGGACACAATAAGTTCAGTTTGATGTCTGCATTCACTAATTATGCATCTCACACGCTAGGTAATGGCTTTGAGCCACGTAACACGGCTAATCGGGAAGACACCCAAGCTGCCAATATGTTCAAGCGAGAACTTGAGGTGAATAAGTGGATGTCCGACGATAGATTTTTATTGGCGGCTTAATGATGCAGCGTAATAAAGCTATCCAAATTATGTCAGGGCATTACTTATGTAAGAATTTTCCTGACAATTGGCATAAGTGGTCGGATCGTAAGCTTACTAAGTTTATGGAAGACAACGTATGGCAACCTTTTGAATATTGGCCTACTAACGATGTTTTCTCAGTAATCGATAGCGCAGCAATAGAACTCTGCCATCAGATTAAAGAGGACAGAAAGCTACGTTCAGTTCAAGAGGTAGCCAATGATTGAGGAACGTATCCTACAATTTCTTGAAGCAGTTATCAGGGCATTAATTTTTGTCCTGATAATAATTTTATTAACCTACTGGTTCGCAGAACTGGTAACCAACTAGAAGGAACTAACTATGTCAGATTTAATGACAAAAGAGCGAGTAAAAACATCTCGCAGAATTAAAGCTCTTAAAAAACGCGAGACTAAAATCCGCAGACAAAATGCGATTACTCTGGATCGATTAATCCGCATGGAAGCTGCAACACATGACCGTAAGATACCCTGCGATGTATTAGAGTTCGCAGATAAGCTTCGATGGTCGAACTCGAAGCAGTCTTGGGAGAGAATAGGTGATCTTACCCTGCCTCATCTAATCAGGGCAGTACTGAAAGATTTACCGCCCCACAGTAAACCTAATTGGGTCGATTATTCAGAACTGGATATTACCCAGAATTTTGAGGTGTCGGCATGAAATTATCAGTAAAAGAATTTTTCGATATATTAGATGTCGATAGTGAAAATGTCGGGGAGATTACACTGACAAAAACCATGCTCGATAAATGCATCATCGATGCGAATATCTCAGTGGTTAAGTTTGCCAAAAGCTTAGGCGAGATCGAGGTTCAATACTGGCAAGGTCTAAAGAACGTGCCACCTGTAGACATCAACTTTTGTGATGGCATTGATTATTCAACTCTCGGAAACGGTCATCGAGTAATGCTCGAAGGTAAACATCTCATTACCACTAATGAGGATGTCTGCGAGGTGGTAAGAGTTCAGTCAAATAAATGGACTGAGGATAACTGTCGGGTCGTATTCTATAAGACTGCGCGAGGTGATAAACGCATCTCGATATCAGGTCTGAAAAAATACGCGAAGGTAGGCGATAAGGTAGCCCTGACCTTCGGGAGTAATGGCTGTCTGATTATTAATATCAGTAGAACATTCGGAGGTGCATCAGATGCCTAGATTTATCGTAAAATTTGCACCATATGACACCCATCGATGGGTAACTGAAGTCGAGGTCGATGATCCAAATAATGCGCGAGCCGTAGCATATGACGAGCTAAGGTTCGACATCGGACACGATAGCGCAAAAGATTATGAGTGTGTCAGTGTGGAGCCGTTAAATGATTGAGCAGCATCCAAAACAAAATGCGATTATCAACCTGCTTAATGATTACATCGATAGCTTGGGTAACAGACGCGAGAGTTTAAAATGCATGAAAAAAATACTTACTCATGTACGCAGTAACCCTCTAGCGTTAAGCTGCCTAAACTCTACTGAGTTAGCCATCTATCAATCAGTCGTGCATAATGCAGCAATCGAGTTCTGGGATAAAAATTCTAAAAACTGGAAGGCTGTTCAATGAAAGTAATTCTCGGCTATTCAATCGATGTCTGCGGAATTGAACCAAATGGCTGCACTATTAAATCGGGGCATACGCGAGTAAGAAATCTTGTGATCGATCGCCTCGAAAATGATTGGTGGTTATATGACGGTAATCCAGTGCATGAGAAAATTTTGAGGCAGGGTAAAATTCGGAAGTCTACACCTACCGCAAATTTATTACCTGAACTTTTAGAATTTATTCAGGCATTAGATCACGATCTATAAAATTTACATCGATTAAAGAGGGGCAGCTTCGGTTGCCCTTTTTTTATGTCCAAATTCCAGAGAGTGGGGGGAACGGCTTTTTATGAGTAATAGTATGCAAAACAGCTAAAGTCACTCAGTGGGCTTTATATTGGCTCTCATGGGCTAGCATCGACACTTAACAAAGTGTTTGCATTAACAATAAAATTCCTGCATAAATTTGGGTGAGGGGCAATTGTGCTTCTCATTAACCAACTAGAGAGGACACTAACCATGTCAATTTCAGAAATTTTTAAACAAGTAGAATTACGAAAAGTTAAGCAAGGCGATCTGTTTAAAAGAAAGCCTTCTGCAAAATCATATTTTGTAAGAAATCATTACAATCCAAAAGACTTTTTCGGTGCGGCTAATTTTACCTGCACTAATTGGGATACTGGTAATGAGGTATATTTGAAACCATCAACTCTAGTATTTGTGGAGGTTTAAAGATGTCTATTGATCGAAAAGAAATCCTAAAAAAACTGAAAGCTTTTTCAGAACGCACTGTAGAAAATGGTTGTACTGAGGCTGAGGCTATGGCTGCAGCTAAAGCAATGCAGATTTTGCAGAATAAATATAATCTGACCCTGACTGAGCTAGACATCGAGCTTACCGAATATACACAAGACCGCATGACAATTGGTAACAAGGTAAGACACCCAGTGTGGTGTGCTTTGTACGGTCTGCAGTTTTTCTGCGAAGTCAGAATACAGGGAGATGGTGGCGATCTAAAATTACTGGGTCAAAGACACTGCGTCGATAATGCCATCTATTTGATCAGTACCTTGATGTCAGCGATGGAACTAGAATTTCTGAATTATAAAAATTCTTGGGAGTATGACGAAGAGGTCAACTATCAGGGAATGCATCCTCGACGAGTTCGATCTAACTTTATGAACTCGATGGGATACAGGCTCAACTCTCGACTAATGAAAATGTATCAAGAGAACCAGAAGCAGGACACTGTCCAAGCCAATAAAGCTTCCGATGGTACTGCACTGGTAGTAGTCGCAGAGAAAGCCCTCGATGACTACAGGAGCAAGGTCTGGGGAAGAGGCCGAACCAGTGGTGGCCGATCTACTGGTAATGGTTCTGCATCGAGAGCAGGAAGAGCTGCAGCCAACAGGGTTGGTCTGAACAAAGGTGTTAGCACTGGTGGTTCAGTCTCTGGCTATATCGGGAGGTAGTGTCATGGATTTTAACAGTACATTATCTCAGTATTTTGATCAGTCGGACGAGCTATCTTTTAGCTCGTCTGATATCCGACAGTTTCAGGCTCAGGCTAATCAGTCGCAACCTGTTAGACATCATATGTGGAGAGCCGATAAATTGATTGCTCAGGCTATCTCAGGTGAAGCTTTTGAGGAGGATTTATAATGGGCTACGTTAACAGTGACGAAGGTATGCGATTTAAACGCCTATGGTGCGGAACTAACTCAGGCTATCATCGAACAGGTTTTAAAAAATCAGTTTTAATTAAATTGCGTTGGTTAACCGATGATGAAAAAGACATGATCGCTTACTGGGATTTCTACGGACAAACTGCAGAAATAGCTGAGGCAAAATGCGATCAGAAGCTGCACGACATTTCACTGGTTTGTGAGGGCTATACCCTGCATAAATATTTCCTTGCAGGAGACCTTTGGAAATATGCAGGAACGTCATGCTGCAGCATCTGCAGACCTGAGACTGAGGAGGCAGACGATGACTGAACAGAAATTAATTGATGCTGTCTTAGATCAAATTGCGGAGGATGTGAGCAATAAAGATTTTACAGCCATTGAAGAAATGTTCATGCAGCTTTTAGAAAAGAGATTTGAACCACGTAAAATTTTAAAGTCTTATTTACCTGAGATGAATAATTCTGCAGCGAAAAACGTGTCGGCTGCCGCCCCTGTTCGACACCTAGCAATCGGCATCGATGAATGCGGAACTGATATCTGTATTGAGATCGGTCAGCTAGTAGACATCGATAGTCTCAGGAGAAAATATCCTGAGTGCAGCTTTAATGTGATCAAGACTGAGGACATCGATCACTGGCATGATATGAATACTGGCGATCAGGACGATTACTGAGACCCAGTACTTAGATAAACAACTAAAGAACCCTGCTTTTAGTGGGGTTTTTTTATGTCCTACGGCTCGATCAGGATAGTGTCTGAGAGGCACGGAGAGAGTCACTGATGAGCCAAACTCTTCTCAGGTATATTTATATCCAGAAACTTTACCTGCACTCAGTGGCTCTTACATTGGCTCTCATAACACCTTGTTAATTGGCTGGCGTCTGGGGAAATCGGTCAAATAGGTATACAATCTCGAACTTCTATCCGATCTAAAATAACCGTCAATTGTAGAAAATTTTCTTAATTAGATAGCTATCGATAATTTTTCTGCAGCTTCGATTAATTACCTGATTAATTTTTTTATAATTCTTTTCTCGATGCTGCATTTTTCCAGACACGAACTGTTAATGTCAGGTTATTAGTTCGATTAATTTATCTACTAACCTACTGAATTTCTTACTATTTCTCTTGGTTATTTTTTTCTAAAAAAATTTTTCCAGAGGGGGCGAGTGCCACCCCCCTACCCCCCCGATGTCGTATACAACCCAGACATATTTTGGGAAAATGGCAACCGTAAACGACCCCTAGCGTATTTCTACTAGAAATATTCTGTAAAGTTTCTATATATTAGGTGTTATGCTTGACACGTTACAAGATGTTGGGTACTATAATATAAAAATACAGGTAACCAGTTATTTCGATAGAGCAAACTTATCGGAGCAACTAAAGTGAATGATAACGGACAGGACGTTAACTTAGAAGTTCCCCTCTTTATCGATAATGATTTATTTGAAGACGATGACGGTCAATTTCTATTACAGACCAGTGTATCGATAGACCTAGACGAAAAGCCAGTAATAAAAGAGCAGCCGTTTGAGGAAGTCATTAATGACATAATCGAGTGTCACGAAGAAGATGGAGACTATCAGGAGTTATATAAGGTAAGCAACGGCTTACTACATCAATCTGAAAGGATACGAGAAGTAGCAGACAAGCTTGAGTCCAGTACTCACGCAGTAGCTGACTTATTCAACACTTCGTATGAACCACCAACCTAATTTATTTGGGTGGTTAGACGATACTCTTCCAGAGGATGCCATAGAGTGCAGACACTGCAAGCAGGTAAAACCTAGAGAAGCATTTAGGTTATATCGAAGAGCAACTGGAGATCGGGAATGTAGAAGTACTTCCTGCAAGGAATGTCAGAAGCGTAATCTTAGAATAGTAAATGAGATACGTAAGACTGCCCCACCGAAGCCAGATAAGTGTCAGTGCTGTGGCAAGAAGGATAATAAACTTGTCCTCGATCACTGCTACGAGACAGAGACATTCAGAGGATGGATCTGTTCTCACTGCAATCTCTCAATCGGCTTGTTGGGAGACAACATACAAGGAATAAAAAGAGCCATTAAGTATTTGATGTCATAGCGGTTATGCACCTTATGACTCTACTGAGCAAACTCTCCAGATGATATAATGTTTTATAGAATATAGGAGATTATAATGCTTAGAAAACTATTCAATAAAATCATAAAATATCAAGAAAGAAGAGCCGCCTACTGGCAGCTTCAGAACTTAACAGACCAAGAACTAAACGACATTGGCGTTAGTCGCAGTGAGATATACAGGGCTGCATTTAAAGACACAGCTAGATGAGGCTAGTAGCCTACCTACTGATCTTAGTATTACTTTCGGATTGGGGGGATGGAGTAAGAGGGCTGAGAGTAGTCTTCTATAAAGACATCTACTCCCATACTAGGGTGACTTAGAGGTACTTCTATATAGTACCCCTCTCGACCACAATCTCATTGTACCATTTAAATCAACTTTCGTCAATCATTACGTGTCGTAACTAACACTTAATTAAATGATTGCCTTAACTCCTAGAAATTGGTATAATGTAGGAACTAGGCATCCAAGCAGGAGTGCCTATGAAAAGCCTTAACTTATATTACATCAGAGCCGCAATCGAAGCGAAAACAGGGCAGAGGCTAGATTTTCCCACAATAAGGCGGTTGCTTGTAGAAGAAGGGCTGATCACTCAACGAGAATTAGATGCCAATCCTATGGCACATAAATTTAAAGGATACGGAGCCTATTTCTTTACTGAAGAGAACTCTGTGGACATACCCCCCGAACCAGAAAGATTTTTACCCACGTACTACATCGAGGAAGAGTTTGATGAATAAAAAATATGCAAATTGCGGAGCCAGTGTGAAGCCTAACGGAAAAGCCAAAATGTATGGCGGTGGCATGGCTATGAAGAAGAAGAAGCCCTCTTACAACATGGGCGGTATGGCAGAGAAGAAGAAAGTAGGAAACGCATCAGGAAACATGGGGATAAAGAACTCATAAACTTGTGAGTTTTTTAGGGGGAGAGAATGCTTGCAGAATTGGCTGCTTGTTCGGCTGCGTATTCTACTATCAAGACCGCGATACAACAGGGTCGTGAGTTAGTTGATGTAGGAAAATCCATTGGGGCTTTTGTCTCTGCAGAGGAAGACCTAAAGGCAAAAGTCGAGAAGAAGAAGAATAGTGTATTCACTAAAGTCTTAGGTAAAGCAGGTGATGACTTCGAAGAGTTCCTAGCATTGGACAAGCTCAAGGAACAGAAAAAATCTCTTGAGTCTCACATGCGCTTGTACGGAAGACCTGGATTGTATGACGATTGGGTATCTTACCAAGCCCAGATGAGGCGGCAACGTAAGGAAGCCCTTAGAATAAAGCAGAAAGAGCAAGAAGAGCTTAGAGAGTTGCTTACTTGGGGATTTATCATTGTGTTTGTCTGGGGTGGTATCGCAGGTGCAGTTTATTGGTGGTTTTTTGGTTAGATGTGGTTCTTAATCTGGTTACAGTTTTTACACGGTGAGTTTGAATATTACCACATAGATACCTTCGGCTCTGAAGAGAACTGCAAAGCCCAATTAGAAAAATCCAAAGTCCTGATCACCAACTCTGCGAGTGCAGTAGAATGTTTTGAGGTAGATCGCGGTGGCAACTAGAATAAACAAGGCAAAGATGGCTTGTAATAAGCCTAGAAGGACTTCGGGTGGATCTAAGAAGTTTGTAGTCAAGGCTTGCAAGAATGGGAAAGAGAAGATCATCCGCTTCGGGGATCCAAATATGAAAATTCGGAAGAGCAATCCCAAAAGACGTAAGAGCTTTAGAGCGAGACATAAGTGCGACACGGCTAAGGATAAGTTTACCGCACGATATTGGTCTTGCAAAAAATGGTAATGAAGGAAAGCAAACGTAAGTACATTGTCTACGATGATAATGGCTTCATCCTGATTA